AAGCTTGTTACTGAGACCTTCATCGGGCTACCGGCAAATCCGAACTTCACTACTCCCATCCATTTCGATGGCAATCTCTACAACTGTCGTGCCGACAACCTTGACTGGCGTCCGCGTTGGTTTGCACAAGACCACATTCGACAATTCAAGTCTGAGCTCCCTGAATATCCCGATCCCGTTCGAGAAGTGAAGACCAACGAGATCTTGGACAACTGCTGGGCTGCCGTGTTCAAGTATGGTCTCTTGTACATGGAGCTTCTGAAAGCCATCCGTTTGAAAACATACGTCTTTCCCACTATGCAGCTCTACGAATGGGCGTAATCGAAAAACAGATAAAACCTCGCAGCAAATACATGGATTATAATGAAAGGGATAGGATGTGCCTGTCACATTTCCTTTGTTTTTGGGGAGGCGATCATGGGTAAGCTCGAAAATGAATACAAGCGACGGTTGAGGCTCACGATCGAGAACCGCTTCCCCGATTGCATCGTCTTGAAGAATGACGAACAGCTACTCCAAGGCGTCCCTGACATGACCGTGCTGTGGGGTCCTTGGTATGCCGTGCTCGAGGTGAAGCGAAGCGCAGATGCCCCCTTCCGTCCGAACCAGGAATTCTACCTAAATCGGATTGTGGAGATGGGCGGTATTGCATTCGTCATTTACCCCGAAAACGAAGAAGAGGTTCTCGATGCGCTTCAACGAGCATTTCAAGCTCAAGGATAAGCATTCGTTCATGAGTCCCAGTGCGGTTAGCTGGGTTAACTACGACGAGCAGAAAATGGACGCCCGCATCTATGCATCCTTCGCTGCTCGTCGAGGAACGGATCTTCACGACGTCGCACAACGTCTCATCAAGCTCGGCGTCAAGCTTCCTGATACTCAAGAAACAATCAACGCCTACGTGAACGACTGCATCGGGTTTCGTATGACTCCCGAACAGCCGTTGTACTACTCAGACAATTGTTTCGGTACAGCTGACGCCATCGGCTTCCGAAACAACAAACTTCGCATCTTCGACCTCAAGACCGGCATCAATAAAACCAGCATGGTGCAGCTGCTCATCTATGCTGCGCTGTTCTGTCTCGAGTACGGTTTCAAACCTACTGTCATCGAGATCGAACTGAGGATTTACCAAAACGATGAAATCTTTGTCGAGGACGACCAAGAAGTCATCATCCTTGAAGTCACCCGAATCATGTCGCAAATCGTGGTGTTCGATCAGCGCATCAAGGAATTGGAAATGGAGGTTTACGGATGACGTTTATTTCTGAGGATGACTACCTCGCTCATTACGGAATCCTCCGTAGGTCGGGTCGTTATCCTTGGGGTTCTGGTGGTCCGGAATTTGCCAGCAACAACGGCTTCTTGGGCCACGTCGAAGTATTGAAGAGGCAGGGCCTTTCCGAAGCACAGGTTGCTCAAGGAATGGGTATCACCACTACTCAGCTTCGCGCTGCAAAGTCTATCGCCAAAAATGAGAAACGCCAGACCGATATCAACATGGCCGAGCGTTTGAAGACAAAGGGAATGTCCAACGTCGCCATTGGCGAACGTATGCTTCGCGATCAGGTTGCTCAGAAGAAGTACATCGATATCGGCGTTGGTGTTGGTCAACATCTCGATATCAGCGACACAAAGCTTGCGACTGCAGTAGCCGTTCTGCAAGAAGAAGGCTACAAGATCCACTATCTCAAGGTGCGCCAGCTCGGCACCGGTAAGGAAACAACACTCAAGGTTCTTTCTGCTCCGAATGTCACGTATTCTGAAGTTAGTAAGAATCGTGCATCCATCAAGCAGATTCAGGCCTTCTCCGAAGATGGTGGCCGTTCCTATATCGCCATCCAAAAGCCTCTGTCAATCAACAGCAAGCGAGTGGGGATTCGTTATGCGGAAGATGGTGGGGCGGATTCCGACGGCGTTATTCACGTTCGTCCAGGTGTCAAAGATGTTAGCCTTGGTGGTGCCCGATATGCCCAAGTTCGAATTGCTGTTGATGGCACGCACTACCTCAAGGGCATGGCCATGTACAAAGACGACCTACCTGACGGTGTGGATCTCGTCTTCAATACCAACAAGCGGAATACGGGTAACAAGCTCGACGCCATGAAGGCGATGAAGGATGACCCCGAAAACCCATTCGGTGCCATCGTTCGTCAGCGAGTCGACCCGAAGTCCGGCAAAGTTGTGTCGGCAATGAACATCGTTAACGAAGAAGGCGCTTGGGACAAGTGGTCCAAGAGTCTCTCTTCTCAGTTGCTGTCCAAGCAGAGCCCTACTCTTGCCAAGCAGCAGCTCGATATGATGGCCGAACGCAAGCAGCGTGAGTTCGACGACATCATGAAGCTGACGAATCCGGCTGTCAAGAAGAAGCTTTTGGAATCGTTTGCTGGTGATGCGGATTCTGCTGCCGTTCATTTGAAGGCTGCCGCTCTTCCTCGTCAGAGGTCGAATGTCATCCTTCCCATCAACACTCTCAAGGAAACCGAGATCTACGCCCCCAATTTCAGGGATGGAGAACGAGTCGCTCTTGTTCGCTATCCTCATGGCGGCATCTTCGAGATCCCGGAACTCACTGTCAACAACCGGCATCCTGAAGCTAAGCGTGCCCTTGGCCAGGCTCGTGACGCAGTAGGGATCAACTCTAAGGTAGCCGAACGGCTGTCTGGCGCAGACTTCGATGGCGATACTGTTCTCGTTATCCCCAACAATAAGCGTCAGATCAAGACGGCGCCTGCGCTTGAAGGATTGAAGGGTTTCGATCCGCAACGTTCGTATCCAGCATATGAGGGTATGAAGCGCATGTCGGCTCGTACCAAAGCAATTCAAATGGGTGAGGTATCGAACCTCATCACGGATATGACTATTCGCGGTGCCTCGACTCAAGAATTGGCTCGAGCAGTGCGGCATTCAATGGTGGTAATCGACGCCGAGAAACACAACCTGGATTATCGGCAGTCCGCCATCGACAATGGAATCGCTCAACTCAAGACTAAATATCAAGGTGGAAGCAGAGCCGGCGCCTCGACTCTGATCTCCCGTGCTAAGTCGACAACCAGGGTTCCCGAAAGAAAGCCCCGTCTCACCGAAGCAGGCGGTGCTATCGATAAGGCTACCGGTGAGAAGCGATTCCAGCCCACTGGCGCCACGTATGTGAATCGTAAGGGACAGATCGTACCTCGTACCGTTGAGGTTCGTAAGCTGGCTGAAACAAACAATGCCCATACCCTTTCTTCTGGTACCCCCATCGAGAAGGTGTATGCCGACCACTCCAACAAACTGAAGGACCTGGCTAACAAGGCACGCCTTGAGTCGCTTCACATCAAGCCCACACCTTACAGCCCGGCTGCTAAGACTGCATATCAAACTCAGGTTGATACCCTCCGTGCCAAATTAAAGGTGGCCCAGCGAAACGCACCTCTTGAAAGAAACGCCCAGCTTCTTGCTAACGCCGCCGTCAAGGCCAAGCAGGATGCTAATCCGGACATGGACAAGGCAGAACTCAAGAAGCTTCAAGGACTAGAGCTTACTAAAGCACGAATTCGCACAGGCGCAGGCAAGCAGCGTATCGAGATCACTGATCAGGAATGGGCTGCCATCCAGGCTGGTGCAGTGAGCAACAACACACTGACACAGATCCTTACTCATGCAGATCTGGATCGAGTCAAGGAGCTTGCTACTCCTAGAGACAAGATCCTGATGACACCTACCAAGATCACTCGTGCTGAGAGTATGATTGCTCTTGGCTACACTCAAGCAGAGATCGCTGATCAGCTTGGTGTTTCTCTCTCCACCCTCAAGACTGCCGTGTAAGGAGGATGAGATGGCAGTGCACATGCTGACGACAGTGGACAATCCTTACGATCCATTCACAGAGTTCGATGAATGGATGCAGTTCGATGAGAGTTCTGGTTACCACACCACCCAGTATCTTGCTCGCCTCACCCTTTCCTCACCTGATCTGTCTGAGGCTGACGAATCGGATGCAATCGAAGTAGCAATCGATGAGATCGTTGAACAAAATGTTTTAGGAATTTACAGAAAAGTTGAAGCTCCTGTTGGTTGGGAAGAAGAACACAGCTTGGCAAGCTAGAAAATATTTTTAAGCAAGAGGGGGGAGGGGGTCTCGCAAAATCACCACCCCCTCTGCAT